ATAGAAAAATAACATGACACATGAAAGTATTTTAAGAGAGATTGAAAGAAGAGAATATTACAACAATTTTGCTCCATTTCCCGTATATGATACAGAGATTATTAACGATTTAAAAAAATTAAGCATGATAACATCAAAAGAAAACAGTAATAACGAACCTGTTACGTATTGTAAAACATGTCTTTCTATTCATATTAAGACAGTAGAATTTGAAGATACAGAGCAGGAAGTTGATTACTGCATATCATGTAGCAATACTGATCTGGGAAAAACACATATTTCTGAATGGGAAGATATGTATAAAGAAAGATACGGTGAAAAATTCTTAGATAAATAGAAATGGTTAATATTCTAATGTTAGATGGTTGGAGTGAAAATGGAAGTAAATTAAATTTTACTAAAAAAGATTCTGATTTAAAATACTTAGAAAAATATACCTCAGATCTTCATAATGGTGTATATGAAATTAATAAGCTTTTAACAATGAGTAAATATGTTATTAGCACATTAATAACTGGAGAAAAAAATAATTATGAATTATCTGTAAAAATAGAATATTATGGCAATAAGTCAGAACATGAATATAAAAAGGATTCACACAGACAAGAAATCCATATTTAGATATTGGTTGGAGTTTTTAAAACCATACCATAAGCTTAGATCTAAAGAAATCGAAGCTTTAAGCCTAATGCTATACTATAGATATGAATTATCTCGAGAAATAAAAGATCCAGATATGGTAGATATGATTTTATTTTCTACTCAAACTAGAAATAAAATTAGAGAAGATCTTGGAAAAATGGGTCAGAAAGTTTTTAACAACCTGCTTACATCATTAAGAAAAAAGAATATTATTAGCAAAGACAATAAAATAAATCATGTTTTAATACCTAATATGACTGAAGATGGATTTAAGTTGGTATTTGATTTTGAGGTAAAAAAATGAAATTAAGCAGAGCAGACAAAATAAAAGCAAAAGAATTATCTGAAAAATACGGGCTAGATCTTGATATAATTGAAAAAATCATTGCATCTCAATATGAATGTATTCAAAAAAAGACTAGAGAACTAAATTTTAAAGACGGATTAAGTCGAGAAGAATTTGATAAGAAAAAGACTAATTTTAATATTCCCGGAATAGGAAAATTATATGCTTCATTTTATCTTTATAAAGAAATACAGAAAAAAAAGAAAAAAAATTAGGATATAACTTTATATTTTAATACATTAGCAATTATAATTATTAATATTTAAACTAAAAACAATGCAAAGATTAATTAACGCGATTGACAAAGCAACCAGAGCAGGAGCATATACTCTTGAAGAAACAGCTAACATTTTACAAGCTATTGACCAAGTTGGTGGAATTGTAGCAGAACATAATAAGCTTGAAAAAGCTAAAAAAGAACAAAAGGAAGCAGAAGAACAAAGAGCTTTAGATTTGGCTAAATTCAAAGCTGAAGAAGATGCTAAATTGAAAAAAGGACTAGAAAAAGCTTAATGGATAAAAAAGGACAGATTACTAAAGACTTAGAGGTTATTGCCAAAGAAGAAGCTAGAGATTTAGGCATCGAAGACTTTTTTGTTCAAAGAGATAAAAAAAACAGAGGGACTGGAGGATTAATTGATGATGTTGAACATCTTGTATCTCATGAGAGTTCAGTTAAAGAGGAATTGTATGAGAAGTCTTTGAAGGTAAACAAACTTCCTTCTCATATAGTTCCAATGTTCGGAGGTGTATTCTTAACAGCAAGAAGAAATAAGTTACAAGAAAATGGAGTCTATTTACCAACTGCATCATACGGAAAAGGAAGTGATACAGATATGGATGTAGATTTTGCTGACAAACAAATTGTTCTTGCTTGCGGGCCACATGCTAGTCAAGTAGCTAAAGGAATGGAAGTTGTTATTAATATGGATAACTTTAAAAAAAGACTAGAAAATAATTTAGCACAAAAATTAAACAAAGAATTTAAGTATGAATTACCAATAGAAATTATAGAAGGTACTGAATACTTATATGTATCAGAAAGAGATATAAAGTATATCTCTAATACAAATAACGTGGTAATTAAGCCACCAAAAAAATAAGAAATGGGATTATTAGACAGCAAAAAGCCAGACAATAAAAATAAGGCTCAAAAAGTCAAAAAAGAGGAAGTTAAAACTCATAGTCAGAAAATTTCAGATTTGCTTAATAAAGCAAAAGAAATGCTAGAAGACTCTCCTCAATCTGTACCAGTTAGAGGATCATTAATTCATCTTAGAAGAGCCATAGGTGATTTAGGACAGGCTGGAAAATTTCAGAAAACTTCTCCTACTAGCGATGAAGAATAAATAAGTATCATACACTTATGAGGATAGCCTTACTTGACAGTAGGGCTTTTTTTTTGTATATTGCTTTTTTAGGAGATAATATTATGAATTTATTTGAAGTAGTAAACAACGTAGTTACGTTTAGTCCACAAGCATTAGCTATTAAACCATTTAAAGAAATTTGGGATAATGACGAGTCTAAAGACAAATATGTAGCTACACAAGAATTAGCATATATATATTATATGGCTGACGAGAGAAGTGACTATAAGTATATACTTGATAATGAAGAAAGAGAAGAGGAAATAGTTAAAATACTTAATATGCCAAAAGGCTGGTCAGGAAAGAAAAAAGAACTTATACGTGCTATTCATTATTATGAAAGACTTTCTGAAACTACAAGCACTAAATTACTTAAAAGCACTAGGCTTGTTTTACAAAAAATATCAGAATTTCTTGATAATATAAATATGAATGAACGCGATGAAAGAACTAAGAAGCCAATTCATGATATTAGCAAAATAACAAGTGCTGTTGAAAAAATACCTAAACTTGTAAAAGCAATCAATGAGATTGAAAAAGAAGTAATAAAAGAAAAAGAACTTAAAGCACAATCTGGAAATAGATCTCAGAGCTTATTTGATGACTCCGGTATATAATGAGAAAATTTAATTCAATACAAACAGAACTTACTGAGGAGCTTCTTAGTAAAATGCCGCGTGAGGAAAAACAAGATCTACTTGATAGTATTGATTCTATACAATTTATACAAAACTTATCTCATCCTGATAGAAAATTTGCTAAAGATTTAGACAGATGGGAAAACCCACTGTTGCCATTAACTTCTGATGATCCAGATATACATACTAGAGTTAAGGATTCTAATGGTAAAATAGCTGTAGATTTAACTAATCCACATATTTTAGAAGATATGGATTATTTCAGGCCTGCAGCAATTCATTTTGAAAAACACGGTTGTTATACAAAATTATTTCCAAATAAAAATCCAAATTCAGATTATTATAAATTCTGGGCAGAAGAAGCTAGGCGATCTAGGGAAGGATATGTCAGACAAAGTGATGGTGAATGGATACCTGGTACATTTTATTTTCAATTAAATTATTGTCCAGTACTTAGGTCTGAAATTATACAGGGAACAAAACAATCTGACAGGCTAGAAGGTTTTCCTTTTGTTTGGGATGCTGATTATTGGTTTTTTCATTATGTAGAGCAATGTAGAGCATTAGGTATGCATGGGGCCAACTTAAAAAGAAGGGGTTGTGGGTATTCAGTTAAAGCATCAAGCATGTTGTCAAGAAATTTTATTCTTGGGGATTCAATGAAAGCTAGAGAAAAAGTTAAGTCATTCGCAATAGCAAATGAAAAGGAATATCTTACAAAAGATGGTGTTTTAAATAAATTTGTAAATAATATAGATTGGTGTGCTACTCATACTCCGTGGCCGCGTATCAGATCACTTAAAGACTCATTGAATGATATGCACTGGAGAATGGGTCGTAAAGATAATATTAGAGGAACTGAAGTAGGTGTACTAAATGAAGTTATGGGTGTTACATTGAAAAATGATGCACAGAAAGCAAGGGGTAAAAGGGGTGCTTTAGTATTGTGGGAAGAAGCAGGAAAGTTTGTTGATTTTCTTACAGCTTGGAAGATTGCACAACCATCGGTTGAAACTTCAGCAGGATATGCATTTGGATTTATGATGGCAGGTGGTACTGGTGGTGTAGAAGGTGGAGCATTCGAAGGTTTAGAAGAAATATTTTATAATTCTGCAGGTTACAATATTCACTCAATGCCAAATGTGTTTGATAGAAATACAAACGGTAAAGGACAATGTGCATTCTTTTTCGGGACATATCTTAACTATGACGGTAAGATGGATAACAACGGAAATAGCGATGTTATTGGTGCATTAATTGGTATTAATAAAAAGAGAAGTAAAATTAAATACGGATCTTCAGACATTAACACAATTGTTCAGACTAAAGCTGAAGAGCCAATAACTCCACAAGAAGCTATTATGCGTAAAGAAGGATCTGCATTTCCAGTTTCTGATTTACGAGATTATCTTGAGGACATTGCTCCTGAACTTAATACATTTGTAGATTCTCACTGGGTAGGTAGTTTAACTTATGATGAGAAAGGATTTACAAAATGGTTAAATGATGATAGAAAAAAACCAATTAGAGATTTTCCTTTTAAAGTAAGAGGAAATGCTAGTTCAGATGGTGCAATCGAAATATTCGAAATGCCTAATAAAGATAGAGATGGAAAAGTTTTTCAAAATAGATACATTGCTGGTATTGATCCTGTTGATAACGATTATACTCTTGGTGGCTCCTTGGCTTCTATTATTGTGTTTGATTTATGGACTGACAAAATTGTTGCTGAGTATACTGGACGACCAATGATGGCTGATGAGTTTTATGAAACTTGTCTGAGGTTGTTAACATTTTATAATGCACAAGGGAATTATGAAAATAACCTCAAGGGCTTGTTCTCATACTTCTCCAATCATAATGCCTTGTATTTACTTGCTGACAGTCCAGATATATTACGTGATATGGAGATTGTTAAAAGCACTTTATATGGTAATAGGTCAAAAGGTACTAGAACAACTCAAGAGGTCATTAAACTTGGTAAAACATTACAAAGACAATGGATGTTGACTCCTTACGAAGAGGAGAGATATGATGAAGAAACAAGTGAAACAATAACTATGAGTATTCCTAATCTTAGAAGGATTAGAAGTATTGGTTATATAAAAGAGTGTATTGCTTGGAATCCTGATATAAATACAGATAGGGTTTCAGCAATGGATATGGTAATGATTCTTAGAGAAGATAGAGCTAAGATGATTGATAAATATGAAGATAATAAAAATGAGAATGTTAACACATTTTTTCATGATGATGAGTTCTTAGATTCTAATTGGCAAAAGGCTGTTGCTAAAATGGGCGGTGATGCTAATAATGGATTTGGAATGATTTAGCTATAATAGGCGAAGTAAAATAAATAGTATATTGCGTAAATTTACATAATATAATTAAGATATGTCAGAAGTAAGAAATTTTCCTAGTCAAAAGCTTTCGTATAAAAGCAAGGGTAAGCAATGGCGTAAAGACCATTTAGATTGGGCTGATAGTAATAGTTACTTAAGTAATAGTGCTGTTCGTAGGAAGTTAAAGAATAAGATTATAAACCTTAATCTATATAATGGTAAGGTAGATGTTCGTGATATGAAGTTAATTCTTAATCCAGGTGGATTAGAAAAATTCTTTGTACCAGACGCTATACAACATTATCCTATAATCACTCCAAGAGTGAATGTATTAGTTGGTGAAGAAAAGAGAAGAAAATTTGACTGGTCAGTACAGATAATTAATCCTGACACCATATCTAAAATAAAAGAAGACAAGAAAAAACTTGTTGATGCCAAATTGATGGAAATGCTTCAGTCAGATGTTTCTGATGATGAGCTAGAAAAAGAATTAATAAAATACGGTGATTATATTAATTTTGATTACCAAGATATAAGAGAAAAAAGAGCTAATCTTTTGATGCGTCATTACATCAATAAATTAGACATGAAAATACAATTCCAACAAGGTTTTAAAGACTCCTTGATAATGGGAGAGGAGATATACATGTTTGATATTATTAATGGAGAAGTTGTATTTGAAAGATTAAATCCACTTAAAGTACATACATTGCGAGGTGGTTTCTCAAATAAAATTGAAGACTCTGATGTAATAGTATTAGATGATTTCTGGAGTCCAGGAAAAATACAAGATACTTACTATAATGATCTTTCAGAGCTTGAGGTTAAAAAATTAGACGAAGGAAAGTGGAATAGCGGAACAACTAATTTAGATGGTGTTACTGAAGCTGTTGATGATGTAGAAGGTTTAAGATTATTGAATAGAGAAGCAATGGATTCTTATATAGAATCTACTGGTATATATGATGCGAAGGGTACTCAAGGCAAAAACACTTATACTGATTCATATGGAAACGTAAGAGTCTTAAGAATGTTTTGGAGAAGTATGAAGAAAGTACTTAAGGTTGAGTACTATGATGATTTAGGTAAGAAGCAAACTAAATTTAGATCTGAAGATTACATTGTTAATAAGGCAATGGGTGAAACATCAAGAGTAATATGGGTTCCTCAATGGTGGAAAGGTGTTAAAATAGGTGAAGACACTTACTTACAAATTAAGCCAAAAGAAATTCAATATAATAAATTAGATCAACCAAGTTTCAATTCATGTGGAATTGTTGGTCAAGTATATAATTCAGGTGATGAAGAATCTGTCACAATGGTTGACAGAGCAAAACCATTCCAATATCTTTATGATATTTCATGGTACAGAGTAAATGAAGCTTTAAGCAAATACTTAGGTTCGATTGTTGAATTAGATTTAGCAAAAGTTCCAACCGGTTGGTCAGTAACTAAGTGGTTATACTTTGCACGTAAATCTGGAATCTCTGTAGTTGATAGTTTCAAAGAGGGTCAAAAAGGAATGGCTAAAGGAAAATTAGCTGGATCAGTTGGTAATACAACTGGAAGAGTATTAGAACAAAGAGTTGGTGATTTCATTCAGACTCATATTGAAATGATGGAATTTGCCAAAGCACAAATGGACGAGATTACAGGTGTTTCAAGGCAACGTCTAGGGCAAGTCGAGAATAGGGAGACTGTCGGTGGTGTCGAAAGAGCTGTGTCTCAATCTAACCATATTACTGAGGAATTATTTACATTACATGATTATTGTAAGAAAAGATGTTTCCAAATGCTTATTGAGACTGCTAAAATAGCACTTAAGGGCAGAACAGTTAAATTCTCTTATATTGCTGACGATATGACTCGTCAAATTGCAGAAATAGATGGGGATCAGTTTGCTGAAGAAGAATATGGGTTACAAGTATCTAATGATGATGAAATAAATCAATTGCAACAAAAATTAGATGGAATGGTACAAATGGGATTACAAAACCAAATGTTATCTTTCTCTACTGCAATTAAAATTTACAATTCTCCATCTGTTAGAGAAATACAGAGATTGATTGAGAAGGATGAGCAACAAATGAAAGAATCTCAAGCTAAAGCTGCTGAGGATCAAAATAAACAAATTGAAGCTCAAGCTAAACAGCAAGCTTTAAGTGAGCAGATACAACAAAATCTTGATTTAAAGAAGTTTACTAGAGAAGATGAAACTAAGAGATATATTGCAGAACTTCAGGAAGAAACTAAAAGACTTCAGCAAGAAAATACTGATAGAGGTGTTGAAACTGATGATGCTGATTTCGAAAAGTTTGAAAAAGAATTAGGTATAAAAAAAGAAGCTTTATCAAATGATATGTCAAAACATAAAGATGTAATGACTAGAAAAGATAGAGAATTAGATATAAGAAACAAACAAGCTAATAAATCGACGGCTACTAAATAACATAGCAAAATGAGACAAACTCAAAATCAATTTTTTGGTCTGGACTCAGCTAAGTTACCTTATGCAACTCCTGGAACAATTTTTATTGCAGTTGATACTAGAAGAATCTATGTATATGACATAAATAGAGAGCCAAGATTAGTAAGTGGCACAGCAACTGGTGGTGGAGGTGATATAGTTACTTATGATACTTATGCTGATTTACCTACACCGTCTGATCCTGATACAATAGCATTTGTTGTTAATAGCACAGGAATTAAATGGCTTCCAGGATCATTAGGAGGAACATATTATCCTGCTGGATGGTATATTTATCAGAATGGTGTATGGACATCTATAGAGGCTCCAGTTGATGAAGCTTTGCAACTTGTAACAGAACATATTGCAGATTTAAATAATCCTCATCAAGTTGATAAAACAGATGTTGGATTATCAAATGTAGATAACACTGCTGATTTAGATAAACCAATAAGTGACGCGACAGTTGCTGCTTTGTTATTAAAATCTGATGTTAGTCATAATCATGTAAAATCAGATATTGCTGATTTTAATGAATTAGATTATGCTAGTGCAGCACAAGGATTATTAGCAAATACGTCATTACAACCTGGAGATAATATTTCTGAATTATTTAATGACGAAATATATTTACAGCCTTCTGATAATGTATCAGCATTGACAAATGATTCAGGATATATTGAAGGAAACACAATGACTTCTTATAGGTCTGACATAAATGATCCTGACAATTATCTTTATACTGGATATTTACTTAACGGCACTCCAGTTATAAAAAGATATTTAGACGGAATAGAGGCTTTTGCTCAGGGGGTAACTAATCTTGAAACAGATTGGACAAATAGACTAAACTTAACATATATATAAACAACTTAAAATTAAAAAACTATGGCTTTTGTACCCGGAGATTGGAGTATTACTAGAAATGGGGCTGCACTTGATGTGAGATACATCGGGGCTGACCACACTGGTGCTGCTACATACACTCGAACTATTGAGCTGCATAGAGCCTTACAGGACTTTGCAGACAATGAATTTGATACTGCACCTGATGATGCATTATCAATTATAGACCAAACACCCTCCGACCGTGGTGGTGTTGATACGAACATTACATTACAAAATGGATGTAATATAGATGACGCATCATCTCAATTCATTTATGATGGTTCTATCACCCAAGATAGTGGAGATACTATCTATGATGGTATCCAAGTATTTGGTAACGCTTCTGTTATTCAAGTAATTCAAAATGGAGTTAGAATTGACGATGACTTCTGGAATTACACAAATAACAAAGCAGCTACTTCTGATGCAGCTTCTTCAACTACTCATCGCTTTATGATTAAAGTAAGAGCAAATGGAGTTGATATAGATGGTAGACGTCTTTTAGGAACACAAAGAGAATTAGGAACTACTTATACAGAGTTCTTTATTGGAGGTGGTACTAACCGTGGTAATAACGTATTAGCTCTTACAGCTAACCCAGACAACAACAACCAAACTAGTGATGCAACTATTGCAACTTGGGATACTATTACAAATGTAACAGAAGGATATAACCTTATATCTATTGGTGGTGTAAATTATCCATTCTATTCTGAATGGAATGTTGGTTCTCAATCTAAGAATGATTTCTTTGAAAGAGCTAAATGGATTCAAACAAGAGTTGGTGATATTGGTGGAGGTGCTGATACTAGAGATTTAGACCAAGTAATTTATGGTTTACAAGGTGATATCTTTAGGGGTGTTACTCACTCTGTAGTTATTGATACTCCTGCTGGAACTTTTACAGAACCAGAAAGAGTAACTTGGGGTACAGCCGTAGATATTACAGCAGGTGCTTTTGTAGTAGGCAATACTTATCGTATTGTTACTGCTGGAACAACTGATTATACATTAATTGGTGCAGCAGATTCTGCCGTAGGAACAATCTTTACTGCTACAGGTGTAGGAGTTGGAACAGGTACTGCAGAAACTATTACAGGTTGGGGTCAACTATTGGCTATTGATTCTGTAACTGCTGGTACTGAATGTTGGATTCAATTATTAGCTGGAGTTGCTCCTGCTAATGACCAATCTATTGAAGGTATTACTTCTGGAGCAACTGCTCTTGTAAATGTAACTGTATCTAGTGAAACAGTTCAGCTTCCATTTATAGGTAGTTCTACTGGTGCTGCAATCCTTGGAGCGTTTGGTTCTGGTATTGAAACTGCTGATTTAGGTCAAAATGATAGACCAATTGATTTAACTGGTACTACAAGAACTCCTCCTAACAATGTTACTTACACTGTAAATAATACAATCTCTACAGATTATGTTATCAGTGCTAATAACAGTGGTGGTGACTTTGATTTCACTCAATTAGCAACTAATGCTACTTATAGTACAGCAGGTATTACTTCTATAGTTATGACAACATCTATTCCTACCGATATTCCATCTAGTGGAACATTAAGGATAGAATTAGATACTGGAGCTTATAGAAGAATTACTTATAGTTCTTTTACAGGTAGTACATTTACATTACCATCTACAGACTTCTCAGGAAGTAACTCTGTAACTGCTGGTAATAATGCATTTGTTACTTACATTGACGGATTAGCAGGTGGAACATCTGTTTCTGCAACTTACGTATATAATACAGATAGAACCTTGTTTACAAGGGTTAGAAATGCAAATATAGGATTTGAAATCAAAACATTTGAAACTACTGCTTTAGTAGGTTCTGGTGGTGGTTCATCTACTGTAGGTCGTATTGCTGACTTTTAATATATAGGGGGAGTTAATCCTCCCCCTTTTTTAATTTATTTAATATGGGAGTAAATAAATGTGGTGAATGCACTGTATGTTGTACATTAAGTGTAGTAGAAGAATTAGATAAAAAAGCTTTTGAGACTTGTAATCACTGTATTCTAAAAAAAGGATGTGGTATATATGATGAGAGACCAAAAGTTTGTAAAGATTTTGAATGTGCTTATTTACAGGGTGGAAAAGATATTGAACAGAGACCTGATAAATGTGGTGTAATGTTTTTTAAAATTAATAATAATATATTTGCTGGTGTTTTAGTTCCAGGAGTAGATTATACTGATGTTGCAAAAACCCAAATAGCTGTATTTAGAGAACAAGGGTATTCTGTAATATTATTTAAAGAAAAAACAAAGCCTTTTATAGCACTTGCAGAAGGGCATAATAAAGAAGAGATTTATTTAGAATATTTAAAAGAAATAAAAATTGGCAACATATAGTACAGATTTAACAACCATAACAACTGCAGAATCTGGCACTCTTGGAGAATTTACAGATTTAGCTAGTGGGGGTTCCCCTGCTCAATCAGGTGAACAGTTTATTCAAGGCACTGACTGTTTCTCACAGAATACTGGTAATAAAGGTGTAGGACTTACAATATCACTTGTTTTTGATAATGGTACTGGAGTTACATTTGCAACAGATGAAGTTGTATTTGCTTGGTTATTCTATTTTGCTGGAACAAACTTAGAACTGTACGCTAATAGTGGTTGGAGATTTGGAATTGGTTCTACTTTGTCTGCATATGATTGGTTTAGAGTTGGTGGCTCTGATTATGCTTCACATAAATATGGCGGTTGGTTTAATTTTGCTATAGACCCTACAGCTACAGAAAGTGGTACATCAGGGGGTGGTAACGGTGGAACATATAGGTATTTTGGTAATATACCATATACTCTTAATCAAGTATCAAAAGGAGACCCTGTAGCACTGGATGCTATTAGATATGGTAGAGGTATAATTAGTATTACAAGTACTGGTGGTTCTTTTAGTGAACTTGCTTTATATAATGACTACAATGCTGGTGGAACACCACCAGGAACTTCATCAACATCAATTGACACAGGTAGACATGTACTTGGGTTATTTCAACAGGCAGGTGGTAGTTATCTTTGGAAAGGATTATTATCTTTAGGAACTACTGCATCATCTGTTACGTTTAGTGATAGTAATGAGACAATTATTATAGAT